AATGATGAATACACTAAGTGCAAAAGAAGGACGGCATTTAACCCGTGATTTATGTGATGCAGTCGTTGAAGATAAGACCTTATTAGAATACATTATGGATGAATATGTGTATCTAATAAGTGATACTAAGGTTGAAGAACTTCAGAAGATAGTTGATGAGAACTTTGAATGAAATTCACGCTGATGTTTATACAAGGTGTGACACTAGTAGTAGTAACCCACATAGTAATAACGGGAGGGATGTAATAACCTTCCGTTTTTATTTCATCTTTAATAGTATAACATAATCAGTGTAAGTCTTACAGATACGAGATAGGAGAGCGATTTTTTTGTAACATAAAAGTATAAACAACCACTAATGAAATTCCCCCAAATGATAACTAACTTTGTGACGTTTGTTCGAGAGGTTGTATATAACTTTAAAGGGATTAATCACCCAAGGGAAGATTGCACAAAGGGGGGACGGTTAAACTGTCCTTATAGTGTAAGCATTGATTCAAATCAAACGCACATGAAACTGACACCAATTGCCGCTAATCAGACCGAACTAAGTCTAAACAATGGCACGCAAGTTTTCTTCAGTTACAAAACACCTGTTGCCGCATATTGCCCAGTTCAGGGTTATATCAAGACTGCAAAGAAATGGTCTACGACAACATCCCGCCACATTAATAAGTGGTTGAAAGGTATTACTGAAGTAACTGAAGTTTCCCAAGAATCTTTATATGAACTGGTGGGTTAATTCCCCCCAGTTCTTTTTAATGTCACCTATGATTATTCCATTCTTTAATAACACAATGAACACGACAATTCGCTACTGGTTTCCTGATAATCAACAGTGCAGATATATGAGTTTCAGTAATTATCAAGAAGCACTAAATGCGATCAGGTTACTAACAACAATAGATGGATTTAAAGCAGAGGTTAAATGTTACTAATGATTGATTATTCAGGACCAGAGTATAAAGGTCTATACGAAGAAATTCTATTAGATTATCACTATCGGTTCCCTAAGTTTCACCCCATTCCTTATCCTTTTCCATTCAAATCTAATGACACAAATCAACAACAACCAGTTAGAAAAAGACCTTGAATTTTGTATTGATTATCTTAACCTAGATGATAATCAAATAGGTGAAATGTTGAGAGTATGTGAAGAATTGGGTGGTATCAGTTGTGAATACTTTGCAGAGGAATTTGTCTTCCTATGTGGTAAAGAACAAGAGCACATTCCACGCTACCATGATGATAGTTACTTACGCATAAATTGGAGTCTTAATTAAATGTTTGACCGTGCCTTTTACAACAACTCGTTATTACATTCTAACGAAAGTAACAACCCCAAAGCTAACAACAACTACAATCAATCAGTCGATCATTTAGTACAATCAATGAACAAATCTAACCCACCATTTGATACACAAGCATACAGTAATTACAAGCAGTTAGTTGATAAGGAAAGAGAGAAGATTGATACCAGTAATTTAACAGAATCTATCTACAAATTAGGTTATAAAATTGATACATTACTGAATAAGATAATAGGTCAATTAGATACAATTATACAGAAGGATTTAGAGGAGGAAAATGATACAAAGATGGACTAATTTCTTGTTCTATGTTATAGTAGGAAGGGTCTTAGTCTTACTACTGTTTAATAGATAGTTTTCCACAGTTTTATACACTTACCTGTGGAAAACTACAAAGATAAGTATTTTTTGCCCGAATAAATAGCAAATTAAATATACTTGTCTGATTTAAACGTTTTCCACAATGTTGTATAAAACCCTTACTAATACTGTGGAATAAGTGTTAGAAACGTTTGTAATTGTGTGGATAAATGTTAGTTCTTATAGTGATCTAAGCGAGCGTAGTATAACACAAACGCTCGCGAATTACAAGACCTTCGATATAATTCTACACAGTCTAATACAAACCAGTTCAGTAACAAACTAGAACCGACAGTTTAGGTTCGTATAGTATTACAAATGTACTATAAATAGACCTACCAAACTTGACAATATTGCTTCCTTATTCTATAATACTATTAGTCACCTTCTCCCCCAAGTCCGATGACCGTTTCTTACTACAACCGTACACTCACTAAGTATAGAATAACGCTAGAAGTTGATGTCCACGATGACTTTAATCCCCATGCAATTGACTGGGCGAAAATGTTAGATATCGGTGCAGATGAAGCATTGGAAAGTTACACTGAAGATCTAAGTAATCCTGTCAGTTGGTAACAGTAAGGGGGACGCTTAAACTGTCCTTATAGTATAGACCAGATCACTCAAGTCTTTAAACTGTCAGTGATACTTTGTAAACCCTAATTTGACTCTTGATCATGTCCCAGACCTTTGCAATCTTCCTTCTTGAAAATGCAAACAATGGCAATGAAATCCTTGCTGTTCTTGATGATATCTCGGAGGTGACAGATACTGTTCTCTGAGTAACACAAACCGTAATGGGCAGTTCTTAACAGTCTGCCCTTTCTTATTACATTACTAAGTATTACATAGTGGTTATACAGTTCTTGACACAAACCACAGTGTATGTTATGATGGTTAAGTAACAGTCGTTTGGACAGTGTTTATGCCCCTTCGTTGTTAACGTGCCGCGTCGCGTTGCCCGTTTATAAAAACCGATAAGTCCCTAACCTACAAAAGTGGGTACGTCCAAGTGATTTCTAGAACAACAAAGATAAAAAAAATCCCCCAAGAAAAAAAGTGGACTGATTACCCTTTTGATTCTTGGGGTTTTTGGGTGTATATAATTCAGGAAATAAAAACTAAATATATAAAAAAATCGCCCCAGGAGGTATAAGGTTTGTCAGGTTTTACACAGAACATCACCGGGGATTCAGAAGTATATCACATATATGCCAAAGGGCAGTGTCTTTATAATTGTCTGAATGAAGGTGAGTTTAAAGAAAAATGGGCAGAACTACAGGGGATGGTAGGATTAATGAAGACTGATTATACAACGGATGATTTATCATATGAGAAGATTCCTGCAGGTATTGGGGGAGGCGGAGGTTCGGTTACCTGGCAAGACCCACCGGGGGAGCCAAGTTATTGACTTATACATAATTATCGAGTATAATTGAATTGAAGGTAATTAAACAATTATGGCAAAAGGATTTACTGTTAAAGCAGCACCACGTCCCGCAAAGAAAAAAGAAGCAGAAGAATGGGATGTACCTGCGATTAAAGCAAGAATGAAAGGAAAGACAATTGTATTTTGTCTTCCAGGGCGTGGATGTTCTTACATCTTCCTGAAAAACTTTGTGCAGTTATGCTTTGATATGGTTCAGAGTGGTATGTCTATCCAGATATCCCAGGACTATTCATCTATGGTTAACTTTGCAAGATGCAAGTGTCTCGGAGCAAATGTTCTAAGGGGACCGAAGCAGATTCCATGGGACGGTAAGCTTAAGTATGATTACCAACTTTGGATTGACTCGGATATTGTCTTTGATGCTAACAAGTTCTGGGCACTCTGCGACATGGCATTCCCTGCTGAAGGATCAGGTGAAGAAGAGAAAGAGATCGTTGGTGGTTGGTATGCTACAGAAGATGGTGTTACTACCTCAGTTGCACACTGGTTAGAAGAAGAAGACTTCCGCAAGAACGGGGGTGTTATGAATCACGAAACCGTCGAAAGTATCTCGAAAAGAAAGAAGCCTTTCACAGTAGACTATACTGGGTTCGGTTGGGTTCTTATTAAGAAGGGTGTCTTTGAACAACTTGAATATCCTTGGTTTGCTCCAAAGATGCAAGTCTTTGAATCTGGTGCGGTTCAAGATATGTGTGGGGAAGACGTTAGTTTCTGTCTCGATGCAATCGATAAAGGATTTGACATCTGGTGTGATCCACGTATTCGTGTAGGGCACGAAAAAACTCGTATTATATAAGGAGTAACTTATGGGTGATAAAAAACCTGGTAAAGGAAAGAAACCAAAAAGTACAAAAGGTTCCAAAGGGGGACCACCTAATCAGACCGACATTAAATCCGGCGGTCATCAACAACATAGCGGCAGGGGACGTTAAATGGCAGTTAAGACTAAACAAGGGGCATGGGGATCTACAGAATATGTGGAAACCACCCCGAAGAAAACTCGTCAAGGAACGGGCAAACATACTAAACACGCCGCGACCTCTCGTAATGGTGCTCAAAAAAAGTACCGAGGACAAGGAAAATAAATAAAAGGGACTCGAAGGAGTCCTTTTTTTGTAGACAGGTAAGGATCATGGAAAAGAAAATGCTTAGAGAAATAGCAAATGATATTCAAACACCTAAAAAGAAAGATAATAAGACAGTAAACGACCTTTATGAAAGGAAAGAAGACGAAGAATTCTGGGAAGGATTGGATTATGACGCCGATGTAATACCTTCTGCAGAATTTTAGTAATTAGTCTTAATAAATAACTAATATTCTCATAGTATAAATGCCAGTAGAGCGGATTAGTAGAGGTTTTAAGGATATTAGTATGACATTTCAGGCTAATCCCCTGAATAGTGACCTTATTGCCATTAAGAACGAGAACGCAATTGCACGTTCAGTAAGAAATATTGTCTTTACTCTACCTGGAGAGAAGTTTTTTCAACCAACCTTTGGATCTAAAATTTCAAAAGTGCTATTTGAAAACATAGACGACATAACTGCATCGGTTATTGTCGATGAAATTAAAGAATCTATTAGAAATTATGAACCCAGGGTGGAGTTATTGGATGTGGAAGCATTTCCTAATTTCGATAATAATCAATTTGATGTAATCATTACTTATGAAATCATAGGTTCTGAAATTCCTCCACAAGAATTACAATTCGCGTTGCAACCAACAAGATAAAATGCCATTAGTCAATTTTTCAGACCTGGATTTTGACCAGGTTAAAATAACGCTTACAGATTATCTGAAAGCAAACTCCAATTTTACCGATTATGACTTTGAAGGGTCTAACCTTTCAACAATAATTGACTTGTTGGCATATAATACTTACATCACTTCATACAATGCCAACATGGTATCTAATGAAGTCTTTATTGATAGTGCTACTTTAAGAGAAAACGTTGTTTCTTTAGCACGTAACATAGGTTATGTACCCCGATCACGTAAAGCAGCAGTTGCAAACATTAGTTTTTTCGTTGATACTACTAATATTTCCCCTTCTCCTGCTTCACTAACCCTTAAAAAGGGTCCTGTGTGTGCAACATCGGGAACTTTTGGTAATCAGTCCTTTGTTTTTTCAATTATTAGTGATATTACTGTTCCAGTAGTCGATGGTGTTGCTACTTTTGATGAAATTTCTGTTTATGAAGGTAGTATTTTAACAAATAGTTTCACATTTTCCTCTCGACAAGCAAATCAAAGATTTATTTTAGGAAATTCTGGAATTGATACTAGTTTATTGACCGTTACAGTTAAAAATAACCAACAGGCAACTACTGAAACCAAATATTCTCTTCAAGATAGTCTTTTTGATATTGATTCGCAATCTAAAGCCTTTTATATTCAAGAAATTGAAGATGAAAAGTATGAAATCTTCTTTGGTGACGGTATTTTTGGAAAATCCCTAGAAGAAAACAATTTTATTACTGCAACTTACCTAGTTTCTAGTGGTGCTAGTGGAAATGGAGTGCGAGAATTCACATTTGCTGGAAATTTAGAGTATACACGCAATTCTATTAACTATACAATTACTTCTGGCATCTCTTTGGTCACTACTGGACTACAATCTGGTGGTGGAGAGACAATTGAGACAGTAGAATCTGTTAAAAAGTTTGCACCACGCATTTATGCTTCCCAAAATCGTTGTTTAACAGCAAATGATTATGAAACACTAATTCCTGCAAAGATTTATCCTGAAACAGAGTCAATTTCTGTTTTTGGAGGGGAAGAATTGGTTCCTCCACAGTATGGTAAAGTCTTTATTAGCATAAAACCACGAACTGGGGACTTTTTACCCAATTTGATCAAGCAAAATATCAAAACCAAACTTAAAAAGTATGCAGTAGCAGGAATTGTTCCTGAAATACTTGATTTGAAGTATCTTTATCTTGAAGTTGACTCAAAAATCTATTATAATAGTAATTTAACACCTTCTGCGGCAGATGTTTCGACTTTGGTTCAAAATAATGCTACCAAATATGCCGAATCTACTGAATTGAATCGTTATGGTGCAAGATTTAAGTATAGTAAGTTCTTAAAAGTCATTGATGAGAGTTCTGAGGCAGTTACATCCAATATTACCACTCTTCAAATGAGAAGAGACTTAAGATGTGTACTGAATACGTTTGCTGAATATACTATTGGGTTTGGTAATGCATTTTATATTAAAGATGTTAATGGATATAACATTAAATCATCACCATTCCAGATAAGTGGGGTTAACGGAAATATTTACCTTTCCGATCTTCCTAATCAAGATGGAATTACGGGAAATTTATTTTTCTTTAGTCTTCCTACTCCTAATTCTACTACTCCTTCCATTATAAGGAGGAATGTTGGTACCATAAATTATAAGAGTGGTATTGTTACTATTAACCCTGTTAATATTTTATCAGGCAAAGTGAAAGACGGTCAGACTATCATTGAGATATCTGCATGTCCTAAATCCAATGATGTTATCGGATTACAGGATCTTTATTTACAACTAGATATTAGTAATAGTAATTTTGAAATGATAGTTGATGAAATTTCGTCAGGATTAGATCCAGCAGCATCAAATTACATTGTTACATCAAGTTATCACAACGGGACTCTAGTAAGATCATAAAATGGCAGAAAAGAGGATTCAATTTAGTAACATTGTTCAGAACCAACTCCCGTCCTATGTAAAGGAGGAGTTTCCGTTAATTTCTGACTTTTTAAAGCAATATTATATTGCTCAGGAATTTCAAGGAGCACCCATTGATCTTATTCAGAACATTGATGAATATATTAAGATAAGTGAGTTAACTCATGTGGTAGATAGTGTCGTTTTAGACACTGCACTAGGGTATGATGACACTACCATTGAAGTAGACGCGGTACAATCCCCCAAAGGTACAGAGGGATTTCCTGATACCTATGGGTTGTTAAAAATTAATGATGAGATTATTACATATACTGCCAAAACCTCTTTTTCCTTTACTGGATGCATAAGAGGGTTTAGTGGTATTACTTCTTATGAAAAAGAGGCAACTACAGATCAATTAGTTTTCACTCAGAGTGAAGCAGCAGAGCATGAAGTAGAATCAACAATATCTAATCTTAGTTCACTCTTTCTTAAGCAATTTTTACTAAAATCTAAACATCAACTTACTCCTGGATTAGAAGATAGGACTTTAACCCAAAATTTAAACCAAGAGATCTTTATTAAGCAAGCAAAAGACTTTTACTTAAGTAAAGGTACTGATAAATCTTTTGAAATTCTCTTTAAAGCACTTTATGATGAAGAAGTAAGAATTGTTAGACCAAAAGATTTTCTTTTCACCCCTTCTAATGCTGAATATAGAATTACGAATGATTTAGTAGTAGAATCCATTCCTGATGGTGGTGATCCAATGGACTTGGAGCAATCAACACTGTTCCAGTACCCCTTTGAATCTAATCCTCATAAAGCATATGCTCCTATTACTAGTGTAGAGAAAATTAGTCCTAGTATTGGCGGAACTTACTATAAGATTTCTATAGATGCTGGATATAATAGAGATGTTCGGGTTGAAGGCTCAATTTATGGTTCATTCTCTGTTCAACCAAGTACTCAAATAATTGGACAAGTTGCAGCAGGATCTACTGTTCTAGATGTTGACTCTACCGTTGGTTTTGGCGCTACTGGCGATCTTTTTGTTACTTATAATGATTCTACTACTGGTGTAGTTTCTTATACCTCCAAATCCCTTACACAGTTCTTTGGAGTTGATGAAATAACAGGAACTCTTCCTAATGCGTCTATTGTTGGAATTAATACTTTTGCTTTCGGTAGTTCTTTCTCTGATCAAGATGAAACTATCCTTGTAAGGATTAATTCTGTCTTAAAAGATTTAGAATATGAAGATAATACTCATTATTATTCCGCTGGAGATACTGCTAAGATTAAAACCTTAGGAATTGGCGCAACTGCCTTTAAACCAAAGAATTGGTTCTATAATGTTGCCCCTATCTATAAAGTTGATTCTTTGACCTTAGCAGACGCTTCGGATAAAAGTTATAGTGTAGTTCTAGGTGTTGATCATATCTTTAAGATAGGTGATGCTGCATCTATCATTGATTCTAATGATGTTACACGTAGTACACAGATTATTAATGTTACTTCAGCAAATACAGTTTTAATTAGAGGACAAGGAACTCTTCCTACTGAAACTTATAGACTTAGAAGAGATATTTCAAAAGTTCAATCCAATACTTTTCCCAAAGCAGAAATATATGCAAGTAATGTCCAAAATGTTTATTTGGATGATGAAAGACTTTTAATTGCTTCTCCTTCACTTCCAACTTATGCAAATCAACCTTTAGATGTTTCTAGTCAGAAATCCATCTTTACTACAACTGTGGATGAAGGAGCAACTAATATTGAGATAGGTATTACTGGGGATCATGGATTCTATACTGGGGATATGGTTTATTATATTCCCCAAAAAGTTGAAGAGGAATATTTTAATTCAGTAGGTACAAAGAAATATAAATTGGTTGTTAAATCTTCATTTTTTCCTTCTGATGTTGGATTTGTTTGTCTTGAAGATGTTAGTGATACTACCGAAACTGAATTAATCCCAAATGGTCAAAAACTTTATTTTATCAAGAGAGTAGATCAAACAACAGTTAAATTATCCTATAGTAAAGATCAAATCTATGCTGATAACTTTATTGCGGCATCTGTCACTGTTGCTTTAACTGATAACATCCTTGAACCTTATGACTTTAAGTTTAAAACATTAGAATCACAAAGACTTTTAAGAGAAATATCTCCTGCACAGACGGATGGAGTTACTACTGAAACTCTACCTGGTTTTACTGGTATTTTGGTAAATGGAGTAGAAGTTTTAAATTACAAGTCTAGAGATAGGGTTTATTATGGAAAAATCAATGAAATAGAAGTCCAATCTTCGGGAGCAGATTATGATATAATTAATCCACCTCTATTACTCCTTGAAGACCCTGTTGGAACAGCTGCAACGGGATATCCTGCACTTTCTGGTAATTTACGTGAAATTAGAGTTAGTAGTCCTGGTTTTGATTATCAAGAAACACCCGTAGTCACTATTACTGGAGGAAATGGAAAAGGTGCTGTTGCTTCAGCAAATATGAAGCAAATTACCCATTCGGTAGATTTTGATTCTGAAGCATTCTCCGAAAAAGTATCATTAGGTAGTACTCAGTCCACTATTGGATTCTCTACTTTCCATAAGTTTGGATCGGGCGAACAAGTTTTCTATATTACTGGTGGACAGCAAAATATTGGAGGAATTACTACAGAATCTCCTTATTATGTTTCTTTAGTTGGGTTGACTACAGTTAAGCTTCATAAGACTCAAGGAGATGCTTTAGCAGGAATTAATACTGTTGAATTAACTTCTTATGGTGTAGGTAAGCAAAGTCTACAATCTTATTTCCAGAAATCTGTTGTAGATTCCATTAATGTATTGGATTCTGGATCTGGTTATCAAAATAAAACCAGAACGACTGGAACAACTGGAGTTAGTACTTCTTTAGATCAAATTACGATTGATAATCATGATTATGCTTCCGGCGAAGTTGTTAAGTATACCAGTACCACTGACACTGGTATAAGTGGACTTTCTGTAGGTACAGAGTACTATGTAACAAGAGTAGATGATGATAAGTTTAAATTATCTGCTGTTGGTGTTGCTAGTGATAAAGAATACAATTATAGAACAAAACAGTATGTTGATTTAACATCTGTAGGAGTAGGAACTCAAAGATTTGATTATCCTGCTATAAATGTAACCTTAACAGGTAAGGTTGGTATTGCATCAACTGGTTTAGAAACATTTGAATGTGAAGTTCAACCAATATTCCGAGGAGAAGTAACATCTATCCATTTATCTAATCAAGGTGTTGGATATGGTTCATCTGAAGTTTTAAACTTTGTTAGAGAACCTGAGGTGTCTTTAGTATCTGGAAATGATGCTCAATTAACTCCAATTATTGTTGATGGTGCTATTAGTGAAGTTGTAGTATTAAATGTAGGACAAAAATATAATTCAGCACCTAATTTGACAATAACAGGAGATGGTGTAGGGGGAATTATTACTCCTGTGTTTGAGAATAATCAAATTACTTCTGTTAAAGTAATATCAGGTGGATCTGGATATGTTCAGGCATCTACCACGGTAACAGTGGTTTTCCCAGGTTCTGGAGTTAGTTTAAGACCTCTTTTACAAACATGGACTGTTAATATATTTCAAAGGAATTTAGATAAGTTTACTGGGGATGATGGATATATTGCTCATGAGTTTAATAAGAATAGGGGACTTCAATATTCAGCTTTATATGCTCCTAGAAAATTAAGGGAGGTAATGTTTGCTACTGATCAAACAGGAGTAAAATTATATGGTGATAAGGATTTAAAGAGGGTTGCTAGTTTAGAGGTTGCTTCTGATCAACATTCTCCTATCATTGGGTGGGCATATGATGGAAATCCCATTTATGGACCTTATGGTTATATTACTAATGAGGGTGGTATTGTATCTCAGATGCGATCTGGATATTCTCTTTCTATAGATGCTACTAGACCTCCTACATCACTTTGGGGTGAAGGATTCTTTGTTGAAGATTATACTTATAAAGATGTAGTTGATAACACTGTTCTTGATGAAAATAATGGAAGATTCTGTGTTACCCCCGAATATCCAGAAGGAACTTATGCATATTTTGCAACTATTGAGTCTGGTTCGACCGATTCTTCTGGACCTTTTATGGGATATAAGAGACCAGTATTCCCATATTTAATTGGTGATAATTATAATTCACTTCTTAATGATTTTAATCATGCACATACTTCTAATCAAGATACACTAGATCTTCAAAATTCTAAGTGGTTAAGAAATACCCACCCCTATAATTTGATTGAAGGGACTTTAAATTATGAGTATGTTTACATACCTAACGATTTGACTCAAAGTGCCGATATTAAGGGAGTAACTCCAGGTGGTGTTACTAGTGTTGGTATTCAAACAGGTGGAGATCTTTATCAGGTTGAAGATCCTATCGTCTTTGATAATGAAGGCACTCAGGGATATGCTGCTGCTGCTCAAGTTTCACAACTTAAAGGTAAAACAGTAACTAGTGTTAGCGTTGCACAAAGCACTATTACTGGTGTAGAACTTTATAGTGGAGAGGAAAATGGTCAATATATTGCGTTCTCTACTAATCCTCATAACTTCAAAAATAAGGATAATATTATAATCAGTGGTTTATCCACTACCTCTTCAGAGATTGGGGGATATTATAATGTTGGGGTTGTAACGAGTAAACTTATTGTAACTGGAGTGGGAACTACGTCTTCTGGGATAGCGACTGTAGGGGTTACTGGATTTGTTACTCATTTTAATGTATCGGGTGATCTTAATTCCATTTATCAAATTAGATCCAATGATATTTTGGGGATCGGTACAGAGAAAGTAAAAGTACTTAATGTTGAACCACAACTGTCTAGGATTCGCGTTCTAAGAGCAGTAGAAGGGACTGTAGGCGGTGCTCACACTGTCACATCTGTATTGTATCCTGACCAACGTAAATTAACGTTTGATGCGGGATTTAAGACTAGTTATAGTGTTAAGCAGAATGAACAGATTTATTTCCAACCTTCCGAAACTGTTGGTTTGGGAACTACTGCTGGAGTGGGTATTGGATCAACCTTAGTATTCTCAAATCCAGGTACTGGACTTAGCGAACTCTTTATTCCTACAAAAGCACTTTATATTCCTGGGCACGAATTAAGCACAGGTGATGAACTAACTTATTCTCCTGGTAATGGAACAGGTCTTGCATATTGGGAAAACGCTACATCTGGAGTTGCTACTCTTACAGATGGGCAGAAATTGTATGCTGGTGTTATTAATCAAACTTTAGTAGGGTTGGCGACAACAGCGGTTGGGTTGGGATCCACAGGAAGTTTTGTAGGAATCCACAGCACTTCTTCAACTACTTTATTCTTTAGCGGAGTGGGTACAGGGGTCTACCACAGTCTTAAAACGAATTATGGTCCCATTACAGCAACGTTGACTAGAAACCTCGTCACGGTCGCCACAGGGACCACTCATGGACTTATAAACAACGATGTGGTGGATGTTGATGTTAATCCTGAAACTACGGGATTTACTACTGTTAAGTATAATGATTATAATCGTAAGGTTTTAATTGATGCACAACCATTTACTGCTGTTGGAGTCAATACTTCTACAAATACATTTACCATAACTGATCATGGTTTTGTAATGGGACAGAAGGTTGTTTATACTTCTAGTAGTCCTATAGAAGGATTAACAAATAATGGAATTTATTATGTAGTTAGAGAAAGTGATTCTGAGTTTAAGTTATCTGATACCTATTATAATTCTACTAAACTTATTCCCTTTACTATTGGTATTACTAGTACCTCTGCAGGAACTTTAAGTCCTGTTAACCCAGCTCTTAAATTCTATAAGAATTCTTCAATTGAATTTGATATGTCCGATTCTTCATTGGCATATACGGTTCAATCAACTGACTATCCAGCATTTGAACTTAATTTCTATACAGATGAGAATTTCACTCAATTGTGGAATAAGGGTATACTTAATAAGGATTTCCAGGTTACACGTTCAGGTCAAGTAGGAACATCTGGTGCTAAAGTTACTTTAACTGTAAATGATAATGCACCAAACATTCTTCATTATAAACTTGATCCTCTTGAAGAAAGTACTCTTCCCGTAGTAAAAGAAGAAATTAATATTGATACTGAAGTTATTTCTAATAACCAGGTAGAAATATTGGAAAGTGATTATAATGGTCAGCAAACCATAACAGTAGGTGGGACTAATACATTTACATATACTCTACCCCAATATCCAGAAGCAGTTTCATATGCTGCTACTACATCTTCTTTAGGATATGAGACTATTTCCACAAATGCTTATGGTCCTATTACAGAGTTTGAAATTAAGAATAAAGGATCTCATTATTATTCACTGCCCGGAATTACCACTATTACTACTTCTGTTGGTAAGGGTGCAATCATTGAGGCAGCAAGTACAACAATTGGAGAAGTTAAAAAGACCCAAATTAATAATATTGGATATAACTTCCCAGTAGATACTACTCTCAGACCTACTGTTGAATTACCTCAGTTAATAGACATTGAAGCATTGGCTTCCTTTGAATTTATTGGAATAACTTCTGGTGGAAGAGGGTATTCTTCTGCACCAGAACTCAGAGTTCTTGATGGAAAAACTGAGAAAGAAATTACTGATGTTGATCTTAAGTATAGTCTGGGTGATTCTCAGGTAACTATTCTGAAAAATACCTTTGGGATGAGTAATACTACCCCAACTATTCTTCCTGTTCATAATAGCAATGGTGTTGGTATTAGTACAGTTGGATTTAACACAATTACTAAAGAAGTCAGTCTTACTCTTTCTGTAGGATTCAGTACTGCTAATAGTTTCCCCTTCCGAGTTGATGATAAGATTTTAGTTGAGAATGTTAGTGTTGGAGTGGCAAGCACTGGAGTGGGGTATAACTCTGTTGATTATGGTTATAAACTTTTCGATGTAACTGCTGTTGATGAGAATTTAGGTGGCATAGGAACCGTTTATTATAATATTGAAGGTGTACTTGCTTCCAAACCAACAGGTTCAATACCAGGCACATTTGATTCAGCAAATTCTTCGGGTAGAGTTATTCCACAACAATACTTCCCATTATTTGATATACACTTAAAGACTAATGAATATTTGACTGCAGAGACTGTTAAGTCTAACTCTGCGACTGGTATAGTCGAATCGTGGAATCCGAAGTCAGGATTATTAAAAATATCTTCTGGTGAGAGTTTTGCTGTTAATGAAACTATTCGTGGACAGTCATCAGGTACTCAAGGAGTAGCATCTTCTATTACTTCCTATACATCTTCATTTAATTATGGACCCACTTCTAAGGTTCTTCATGGATGGCAAGTAGATTCTGGATGGTTAAATTATAATCTTCAAAGAATACAAGATAGTGATTATTATCAAAGATTTGCTTATTCTTTGAGATCAAAAGTTACTTATGATACTTGGGATGATGTTGTAAGTACTTTAAACCACAGTTTGGGATTTAAGAAATTCTCTGATTATCAATTAGAGAGTAAAGCACAATCCGTGGTTGGTTTAACTACTGATCAGACAGCGGTTGATATCGTCAGTGATTTAGTTGGATTTGGAAATATAAATTGTGTATATGATTTTGATCTTGTTAAAGAAAATTCTCTTGTAATAAGTGATCAAGTAGTATCGGATGAGATAGTCTTCTCTAGTCGTATTTTACAAGACTATTATGAATCGGTAGGAAACCGAGTTCTCTCTATTGATGATATGAGTGGAACCTTTAACAGTAATCCACGTCCTACCAAGTATAGTGTAGTTGATACGTTTGATTTAACTGCTGTAAGGTCTAACAAGTATCTCTGTTATATTAGAGATAAGAGATATGTTCAACAGCGCCAATTGATGATCGTAGATCTTCTTCATGACGGATCATTTGGATTTATTAATCAATATGGACGTATTGATACTGTTTATGATCAAGGTTCATTTGATTTCAAAATTGTTGGAACAGAAGGTCAATTACAATTCTATCCTACCAAGTATAGTGTAAATGATTATTGGATTACTACATTATCCTATAATTTAGAAGATTCTTATTTAGGTGTAGGTGCGACCACATTTGGTGATGTAGTCATTATTGATAGTGATAGTGTTGAAGTTCCTTCTGGGACTACTACTAATGTTGTTTCAATTGCTGCTACTTATACTTCACTTAAGATTCTTGCCAATATTACAGCAGATGTAAGTGGAAATGATAATGAATTTGAATTTGATGAAATTAATATTCTACATGATGGAACCGATGTTGCAATGCTTGAATATGGTCAATTATCCACTGAAATAAGTGATTACTCTACTTTGTCTGGACTGGGTACTTGGTATCCTTATATTTCAGGATCTAACTTAAAGGTTGATTTCATTCCTAATGCAGGAATTGGAACGACCGGGGTTATTAATACCCTCCAAGTTGGTTTTGCAAGTGAAACTTCTTCTGGAATAGGGACTCAAGATCTTAATCACGTAAGATTAGAAGCAAAAGCAACTACTATTGCTTCTTCCGGAACTCCTGGAATTAATACAATTGCTCAGTATCCTGATACTTATGATTCTGCTTACTTTATAGTTCAAGTTACTGATACTACTAATAATGAGCATCAAACAACTGAAATTATTGTTGTTGATCAATTTATTGAAGATTCGACCATTACCGTAGATACCTATGAAACCCAATTTGCAGATCTTTATACTTCTGCCGGATTAGGAACATTTGGAAGCAGAGTGAGTACTGCTGGCACAACTTCTTTGGTCTTTACTCCTAATGCAAGTATTGCATGTAAAGTGAAGGTCTTTATGAATGCACTGTATCATCCTGATGATCCAGAAGCGGCAAATGAAATAGACTTTACTAATGCTTATATTAGAAGTGCTTTTGGAAGTTATACGGGTACAGACTCTGATATTCTGAGAGCATTTGGATTACAGCATAAAAATAGAGATATTTTTGAAAGATATTTCACTGGTAATGATAGTGCTGTTGTTGATGTTACTAATAACACCATTACTATTCCAGATCATTTCTGGGTTACCGGAGAAAGACTTAAGTATAAGCATGTTGGAAGTGCTACATCAGCAGTTGGAATTGCATCCACTTCGTTTGCTGGTGTAGGATTTACTGAATACCTCCCTGAGAATCCTTTTGTAGTTAAGGTAGATGCTGATACAATTAAACTTGCATCAAGTGCTGAAAATGCATTAAAGGTTGTTCCTGATGTAATTGATATTACTAGTGTAGGAATAGGAACTTCCCATAGATTTGTATCAACTAATCAAAATGCCAAGGCAGTTGTTGCTTTAGATAATATTATTCAATCTCCTTTAGTATCTACTGCAGTAACTACAACTCTTGCTGATCAAATTTTGGATACAACCAATGTAATAGAAGTTAGTGGGATTACTTCTATATTCGGTGCTGACCTCATTAAGGTTGGTGATGAGGTAATGAAGGTTACATCAGTGGGAGTTGGTACAACTAATGCCTTGCGAGTAAGTAGAGGATGGATGGGTACTAGAATTGCTGGATTTGGTACGGGAGATCTTGTAACAAAAGTTATTGGTAATTATAATATTGTAGATAATGTTCTCAACTTTGTGGAGGCACCATATGGACTTACCCCATTAAGCAGCACCACTAATCAACCAGATGATAGAGATTGGGTAGGAATATCCACTCATTCTACTTTCCAAGGAAGAACCTTTATGCGTTCTGGTGTTTCTGGTGGTTCAACTGACACATATGCTCAAAATTATGTGTTTGATTCTCTTCATGGATTTAATGGAGTTACAAGAGACTTTACTTTAACTTCTAATAATGAAAATGTAACTGGAATTAAGACTGAATCTTTCCTTCTAGTTAATGATGTATATCAAGCAAGTGGATCTAATTACCAGTATACTATAACCGAAAGTTCTGGAATTTCTACAGTTAATTGGGTAGGCACTGCAACTTCAATAGGGACTGATCCTGGTGGTTCTAATATTCCAATGGGTGGTGCACTGGTTTCTGTTGGATCGAGTGAAGGATTTGGATATCAACCACTCATCTCTGCAGGAGGAACTGCAGTTGTTTCTAGTGCAGGAACGGTTAGTTCTATTGCTATTGGTAATAGTGGATCTGGTTATCGTTCAGGTGTTACATCTTCTGTTAATGTTGCAATTAAGACAGAATCCCTTATTGGTGTTAATCTCACTCCGATTGGTACCGCAACCGTTACGAATGGATATATTACAGGAATAGCAGTTACTAATACACATGTATTTGCTTCTCCTAAGACAATCTCTAATGTTGGGTATAATTCCACAACAGGAGTTACTACAGTTACCACTCATAAGGTACATGGTTATTCTCAAGGCGATGAAGTTGAATTATCAGGTATTGCCTTTACTTGTTCTTATGCTGCTCCATTAGATATTAGTACAGTTGGTTATCATACTGCTAGTGGTATTATGACAGTCACTACTTCTGCTGCAAATGGATTTGCTGTTGGAAGAGACGTCATCTTTACTGGACTGGGATTTACTTGCAGCATTGATGCAGGAATTACGACGCATTATTATCCACGAGGTGGAGATCCTGCATATGATACTGCAATATCAATTGCTGCTACGACTGCTACCGCTATTACAGTAGATGTTGGTTATGCAGCACCTAACAATCAATTTACTCATACTTTTGTAGGAGTAGGAACCAGTGCTGTTCTTTCTGGTGGAGATTATACACACCAATTTGTAAGTGCTGAGGCGGATGCAGTTATTACTGGTGGTGATTATACTCATACGTTTGTAAGTGTAGGAGTTGGTACTATTACCATTGCTGGAATAGGGTCTACGGTTGTTACAGACGCTTCTTACACTGCTTCTACAGGTGCTTTGGTACTAACTGTAGGGTCTGGTCATACTTATACTACTAGCGATACTGTAGGCATAGGAACAAGTGCATTAATATTCACTTGCTCTATGGATGATAATGCTACTCAGCATGATTATCCTCGTTCTACGGATCCTGTTATTGGAATCAACACTGCTATTACATCAATCGGTGATAGTACTATTACTGTTAATGTTGGGGCATCACCTTTCGTATATTATGATGTTTCGGATGCTGCTTACACTCCAACTACTGGAGACTTAGTTCTGACGGTGGGATCACATAGTTTAACTACTTCAACTAGTATTAGATTGGAAGATAGTAGTTTAAGTTTCAGGTGTGCTAAAGATAATTATTCTTCAATTCATACTTATCCAAGATCTACTGATCCAGGATTTAGTACTGCTTTATCCATTACTGGCACTACTTCGGATACATTGACCATTAATGTTGGAGTAACCACTATTCAGAAGTTTACAGTTAGTGCTGCTAATTATAGCGCAAATACTGGTATTCTTACGATGACTATTGGTGCTCATACATTAACAACTGGTGAGACCATTAAGTTGGCGGAAGAATCTCTTACTTTCTCTTGCAGTAAGGATTCTAATTCTACCTATCACAGATATCCTAGAAAACCAGATCCTACTTATGCAGGAACCCCTGTTACTGCGGTTAATAGTACTACAGAGTTTGAAGTTAATGTAGGAATATCCACTGTTGCTAGTTACTTTAAAGGGAGTGGAACAGTTCAAGGAACTATTGTGGCTCCTAGAACAAGTAATAATTCTGCAAGTAAGCAAGATCCTGCTGCTAAAGAAGTAACAGTCCTTGAAGTACTTGATAATAAGAAATTCATTGTTAACACTGGAACTTCTACATGTGCACATCATTATGCCAGAGGTGGTAATGTACAACCACATTTAGAAGTTGTAATTGATGATCCACTTTCTTACTCTAATATTCCTCTTGTTTATGCTTCTGGATCTGCTGGTGTAGGAACTGAAGCTACTATTGATATTCAAGTGGGTCAAGGTTCTAGCGTAATTGAATTCCGTATTGGGGAAACTGGATATGGATATGGTCAAGGAGAATCCTTAACAGTTGGTATTGGCGGTACAGTTGGTATCCCTACTACTTCTTCCTATAAGGAATTCTTAATTAATATTGATAGAGTCTTTGATGATGAGTTTAATGGATGGTCTTTAGGTTATCTCTATATGTTAGATAACTTGGATGATAAGTTCGATGGAGTTACTCAATCCTTTACTCTTACTGAGAATGGTGGAGATGTAGTTTCTATTAGAGCAGGAAAAGGTTCTAATATTGATGTGCAGGATGTTATTCTGGTATTCATCAATGACATTCTACAGGTTCCTGGTCAAGGATATAAATTCAGCGGTGGTAGCGTTATAGAATTTACTGAAGCACCTAAGAAAGATGATACTTCTAAACTTATCTTCTATAAGGGAAGTGGTGATAGTGACGTAGTATTCAAGGATATTATTGAGACTGTTAAGATTGGAGACAATCTTACAATTGGTCATAGTCCTTCTCTTGGACAAGGAAAGAATCTTCAAGAAGATTCTCGCGGAGTGCAGGAAATTAATTCTACCGATTTGGTCACTACTAATCCTTATTATGGTCCTGGCAATAGTGCAGATGAAACTTTGGTAAGACCAGTTAACTGGTGCAGACAAACTGAAGATATGTTTGTAAATGATTTACCTATTGGTAAAGATAGAGATTTATATGAACCACGTATTCATCCTTTCGCATATATTACTAAGACTGTAGGAATTGGTTCAACTACAATCTATGTTGATACTTTAAGACCAATATTTGACTCGCAGAATGAGAATGTAGATTCTAGTGCATTAAGTTTCCAGAATAAAGTTCTCTTTGTTGCCCAAGAAACTAAGACTTCTGCTGCTGCAACTGCTATTGTTTCTGGTTTAGGAACTATTTCATCTATTGATATTACCGAAGGTGGTGTAGGTTATTCAACTGCTACATTGAGTATCGGAAGTACAGTTCAGGGTGGAATTGGAATTGGTACAACTACTACTGCTTTTGGTTCATTAACGATTGCTAATGGGGTAATTACGGGTGCAGCAATTACTAATCCTGGTTATGGATACACTACAGATTCCCCACCTAAGGTTCTGATTTCTCCTCCTGTTTATACAGAGGAAGGAAATAGTGTAAATGTATACGCGGGAGATCAAGGAGAGATTGTTGGATTTGGAACCACTACCATTAGTGGAGGAACACAATTTATTATGGATCTTCATATCCCTGATAATTCATTCCTACGGAATTCTACTCTTACAGGAACTGCTATTACTATTAGTGGAATAAGTACTAATGATTACTTTGTTGTTGAATTCTCTAATGTAGGTATCGCCACTACATCAATAACTGCTCTTAATTCTGGTGGGGGTACAACAGGAGTAGGAACTGCCTTTATAGATAATGTTTATGAGGTTAATGGTTCTGAAATTGTTTATGCTCCTACTGGTCTTGATTCTTCAGGAGTTGGAATAGGAACTACTTATTTGAATCGGGTTTTTGTTAAGATAGATGGGGACTTTAAACCTTATACTACAGTTGGTATTACTACTTCTAATTTCTACGGATCCTTTAGTTGGGGAAGAATTGATCTTACCTCTCGCAGTGGATTAGTTTCATATACTGCATACACTGGAGCAGGTATTGGAACAAATGGAACCGGGATTTCAACTTCTATGATTGTTCAAAGAACCAATAAGTTGAAGTCTAAAAATTATGCTACTTAATTGTTAAATAAATAAATAAAAACTTCTGTCCAATGGCCGCAATTATAACCGATCAACTTAGAATATTAAATGCAAAGAATTTTGTTGCTGGGGTAACATCCACTGCTAATGCATATTATTCTTTTATTGGTCTTTGCAATCCTACAGATTATCAATCGGATTGGGACACTGATCCACCATCTCCGAAAGATAACTTCGATCAGGAAGATGATTATTGGGATACTATGATCGCAATGAAGAAGGTTAATGCTTCTGATGCGCGGCAAGTAGTGGCTAAAAATAGTTGGTCTTCTGGTACTACTTACGATTATTATCGGAGTGATTATAGTCGTACTAATACTGCAAAGGTTTCTGGTGCAACTAATTTATACTCTGCCACTTATTATGTACTGAATAGTGATTATAGAGTTTATGAGTGTCTCCAGAACGGTACTGATCCAGATAATCCTAATGGAAGACCTTCTTTGGATGAGCCAACCTTTACGGATTTAGAACCTAGAAGTGCTGGAAGTAGTGGAGATGGATATATTTGGAAATATCTTTATACTATTAAACCTAGTGATATTGTAAAGTTTGAATCCACTGATTATATTCCCACTCCTTCAGATTGGTCTACTAGTAGTGATAATGCTGCTGTTAGAGATAATGCTGTTGATGGTTCTATTAAAATAGTTACTATCACTAATAGAGGAGTTGCTATTGGTCCTACTGGCGGAAAGTCTTACACTAGAGTTCCTATTAAAGGAAATGGTTCCGGCGCCGAATGTACTATAGTTGTTAATGCTTCTAATGAAGTATCTACAGTAACAGTTACTAATCAAGGTTCTGGATATACCTATGGTAGTGTTGATTTAGAAGCAGGAAGTGTTCCTACCGGAACCACTCGTCCTCTTTTTGATGTTATTATTTCTCCACCTGGAGGGCATGGATTTAATATCTATGAGGAATTGGGTGCATATAATGTTCTTCTTTATTCTAGAATTGAAAATGATGCAGAAAATCCTGATTTTATAACCAATAATCAGATTGCAAGAGTAGGGGTTGTATGCAATCCTCAGTCTTTTGATAGTACTTCTCTTTTAGGTCTAGATAAAGCGGCAGCAACTTATGCATTGAGATTAACAGGAACGGGGTATAGTAGTGCTTCTTTCACTGCTGATGCTTATGTTACTCAAACTATTGCTACAGGTTCAACTGCAGTAGGAAGAGTTGTAAATTATGATCAAACTACTGGAGTTTTAAAATATTGGCAAGATAAGTCCCTTGCAGGATTTAATACTGCCGGTGTGGGAGTTACTGAACCTACCTACGGATTCAAGTTGAATGCCTTTACTGCTACTCCAAGTACTGGTGGAAGTTTAACTATAGTTCCATCATCCGGTTCTAATTTAGCAATTGATACCAGTTTTGGTTCTGGTGCGGTAGCTATAAGTACCGTAATAAATAATAGAACCTATTACCTTGGTCAAGAATTTAATAGTGGTATTGCGAACCCTGAAGTTAAAAAATACTCAGGTAAAGTGATTTATGTGGACAACCGACCATCTATTACTAGGTCCTCTAACCAAAAAGAAGATATAAAAGTTATCTTGCAATTCTAAGAAATCATGCCGCAGCAAACGAATCTAAACGTCTCACCATACTTTGATGACTTTGATCCTGCTAAGGATTATTATAAGGTGCTGTTTAAACCTGGATTTCCAGTCCAAGCAAGAGAATTAACAAATCTGCAGTCAATATTACAGAATCAAATTGAAAAATTTGGTGAGCATTTTTTCAAGGATGGAACAAAGGTAATACCTGGCAACACCAGTTATAGTCAAAATTATTATGCAGTTCAGTTATCTAATACTTTTCAGGGAGTACCAGTTGCAGCATATGCTGATCAATTAGTAGGAACTAAAATTACTGGTCAAACTTCTGGTACAACTGCAGTTGTTAATAAAATTCTTCAAGCGGAAGATTCTGAAAATGGTAATATAACTCTTTATGTTAATTATATTTCTTCTAGTACTGCAAATAATTCGGCACAAACCTTTGATGATGCTGAAAATTTAGTTTGTGATACCACTCTTACTACCGGACTTCTAAGCAATAACGCTATTGCTATTGATAGTCCTTTTGCTGCTACTATAGCATCAGATGCTAGTGCTGTAGGATCTGCTTTCCATGTAGAAGATGGTGTTTATTTTGTTAGGGGTCAATTTATTAATGTTAGCGCAGAAATTTTAATTTTAGATCAATATAATAATACCCCTTCTTATAGAATTGGATTCAATATATTAGAAGAAATAATTAATGCTGATCTTGACGAAACCCTAGCAGATAATTCTCAGGGATATAATAACTATGCTGCTCCGGGAGCAGATAGACTTAAAATTTCTGTGAGTCTATTTAAAAAAGATTTAAGTGATATAAATGATGATAGTTTTATTGAATTAGCAACAGTTAATGATGGTGTTCTTAAAAGTAAAAAGAATACTACTGCCTATAATCATTTAGCATCTGAATTAGCTCGTAGAACTTATGATGAATCTGGAGATTATTATGTAAAACCATTTGATATTACTGTTTTAAATTCTTTAAACGATAATATTGGCAATAGAGGAGTTTATCAAGAAGGTCAATTCACTCAAATGGGAGGGAACCCTTCTACCGATTTGGCATTATATAATGTTTCTCCCGGAAAAGCATTTGTTAAAGGATATGAAGTAGAAACTATATCTTCTGCTGCTTTAGATGCAGATAAGACTAGAACTACACAATTAACTGAAGATCAATCCATTATCTATAATACTGGACCTACTGTTAGATTAAACAATGTCTATGGAACACCAACTATTGGTATTGGTAATACTTATATTCTAACTTTACGGGATGAAAGAATTGGAGTAGATCAAACAGGTGTTCCTGGAAAAGAAATAGGTGTTGCTAGGGTTTATGATATTGCATTAGAATCAGGAAGTTATGATGCGACATATGGGCAATTAAATGAATGGGACATGTCCCTTTATGATGTCCAGACCGTAACTGATATTGCTGTTAATGAATCCATTACTTTATCCACTCCTACTTATATTAAAGGTGCTAATAGTGGTGCCACAGCATTTCTTAAGGAATCTGTTTCCGCAGGGACTGCTTTAACTGCTTATGAAGTAGAAGGTTCCTTTATTAAGAATGAAGATCTTATCTTTAATGGAGTTCAGAATCCAAGGGTAGCAGTTGCTATTACTACTTACGATGTATCAGACGTTAAATCTGTTTATGGTACAAATAGTGGTGTTATTGGAATTAATACATTTAGTGCTGATATAATACAATCTAATGAAGTAACTGTTGGAGTTGCTACTATTACTGCAGGATCGGGTGCAAATTATATTAGTACAATAACTAGTCCTAATCTTAATGTTTTCCCAGGAACTTTGAGATTAAATGATTTAGTTTCATTTACTGATGGATCTCTGGTAAGTCCAGATCCAATTTATGGAAAGGTTGTTGGTACTTCTTCTACTCAAATTACTGTTACCGGTGTAGCAACTGTATCACAGATTGTGAGTGGATTATTACCCACCTCTCAAATCGATGTTAGTGATCTTAAGATTGTAAATACAGCATTACAGTCTTCTTCAGATAATAGTCTTTATACTCTTTTACCTAAAAATGATATATCAGATGTAGATTTAACTGATGCATCTATTAGTATAAGAAAGACTTTTACTGGTCTTAATATTGCTAGTGGAGAATTGACTGGGACTTTTGAAGCAGGAAGAAATGAAAAATTCCTTTCTTTTGATGAAGAAAGATATGCAGTTATTAGGTCTGATGGAAGTACTGAAGCATTAACTTCTGACAAGTTAATCTTTAATGCTACTATGACCACCCTTCAAATTATTGGATTGGGGTCTAATGATTCAATTAATAGAACAACTTTGGTTGCTACTCTTAATAAATCAAATCCTACTGCTAAGATTAAAGTAAGAAATAGGGTTAATAATCTTGTCGTTAATAAGTCAAAAACACAAGGATCGGGTATTGGATCTACATCTCTTGATGATGGATTAACTTATGGTACTTATCCATATGGAACCAGAGTTCAAGATGAACTCTTATCTTTAAATACTCCCGATATAGTTAAAATATATGGAGTTTTTGAATCTTCGGATACATCAGGTGCATCTGCTCCTACGGTAGATTTAAGTTCCCTTACTACAGCATCCACTACAACTACAGAATTGATTATTGGAGAACAGTTAGTAGGTCAGACAAGTAACGCAATTGCTCTGTGTGCTGAGAAATTATCTAATTCTCAAATT